CACGTAGACCAGGAACTGGTTGATCGCCCCGCCGTTGATCGCCGTCCACGACGTAGTTGCCGTGGTCGCCGTCGCCCGGTTGTTCGCATCATCAACAGCCGCAGTGACCACGACAGTCTTGCGGTCGGTGGACGCCGCGCCAGGCGTGTAGTTCGTACCGGAGAACTCGGCACCAGTCGCCAGGATCGTGGCCACGTCATCATGGTCAGGGTCGATCGTGCACGCAGTCTCGATCAACAACACCTTGACGGTCGCCGCCGCGAGATCATCGGGGGAGTACTTCTTTTTTGAGACGGTGTAGACGGTCGTGGCCAACGCTCAGCCCTCCGTCTTCGGCAGCAACGCCGCCGTGCCGAGCTCGCCGACACGTGAAGCGACGAACCCCTTGACGATCGCCAACGCCGCACCGGCAGCAGCGACAAGCCCCGCCTTAGCGGTTGACACGTCAGTCACCGCGAACACAGCCAGGAACGCCTGAGCGGCAGTCCACCCGGCACGCTCGAGCAAGTCGAGCAACAGCTTCTTGGACATCAGTTCTCCTTCGATGGATGGAACTTCTCGATATGGATGGCAAGCGCCTTTTCCAACCGGCCGATGGCGTCCTTCAGGGACTGGCCACCGTTCGTTTCGAGCTGGTAACGGATCGGTTCGAGCTTGTGGTCGAGCCGAGCGTCGACCGTCGCCCCCAACCAACCGGAGATCGGATCGGCGACGTTCTTGCGCCACAACCACTTCACCGGCCGGAGCCGGGACAGCACGCCCAGTGCGGTGCAGAAAGCCGCCAACGCCACAACGGTCGACGCAACACCCTGCCAAGTCATCGCCAGCACGCGCTCAGCGGGGACTCACCGGCGCGAAGCCGGCCATGTCCGACCAGAGCTGCACCGACACCCGGATAGCCGCGGCGTCATAGTCGCCGTTCACGACCTGATTGGTGACCTTGCCGAGCCCGACAAGTTCCCGCACCGACTCTGGGGTTGACACCTTGAACGTCTTCGGCCCTACGGCGAGAACGTCATAGAACCCTTCGGGTACATACAGCGTGAACATGTCGTCATCTCCTGGTTCGGGCGGAAGTGTGGGGGGTTCAGGTCTGATCGCTGCGTCGAACGTCTGCGACAGATGCACATGGTCACGATGCATGGATGGACCGCCGCGGTATGGGCGCCACCCCTGGCCGACGACCCAACGTGCGGGGCCGGTGATCCCTGTCGACGCAGGCGGGTAGCCGGTGACAATCTCCTGCACTTCGAACGCTTGACCCCACGGACCGAGGCACCACTCGATCACCTTGGCGTGGATGGCAGGATCGGTTGACATGACATCGGCGGCGGTCGACTCGGCGTGATGCGAGAGGCCGTGACCGTTCGGGCAGGTCCGTGCCCCCGGTTTGGCGAGCAGCCCGCACTGTTGAACGCAGCGAGGATTGAACGACCCGATCGGGCATCCGGTCAACGCTTTGAGCGCAGCGATCAAATGCAACGTGCCAGGCAGCGGACCGCGCCCAGCGAACGTAACCGGCGTATAGGAATAGGTCACGATGTAGCCACCTCGATCACGCCTTCCACGATGAACACGTCACCATTCGCCAACGTCACCGGAGTTGTCGCCCCGAACTGATCCGTCGACCCGTTCCCCCGCGGGAACTGAATCGCCGACGACGACGTAGGCAGATAACCGATGTGCGAATACCAGCCCCCGGTCGACGTGTCATACAGGATCGCTGTCATAACCTGCGGAGGGACCAGCGCCCCCGTCGCCGCTGGCGCGGTCAGGAAATAGGTGCCAGTGCCGAACGTCGTTGTCGACCCAGGAATCAGGCGGATACGGAACTTGAGACCCCGCCCGACGCGCTGGAAGGCGCCGTCCAAGATGCCGTTACCGATCGCCGGCTGCGTCCCCGTTGAAGACCACGTCGGGGTGTATGAGGTCCAACCGTCAGAGACGAGGGTTGTTGGGAGATCACCGTAGGGCGACAACGGTGCGGACGGCCCCGCCGAGAACACCGACCGGGCCTGGGCGCCGACCTCGATCGTCGCCGACCCCGACTCCGGTTCGTACCAGTCAGACAAGTCGATGACCGTCGGCGACGAATCGGCCGTCAACAGGTAGACGCCCATCCCACCGAGCACCGGCCACGTGATTCCGTAGATGCGAGTCTTGAGTGGCGAGTACGTCTCGCCGCGGTACTGCACCTGGTTCGCTGTGTCGTACAGGTTGTTCAACGGGTCGTAGATGTAGATCGAATCACCGCAACGAACGTTCGCCGTCGATGTGCTCGATGGTCCCCACGTCTTGCCGACAATGTCGAGAGCGTTGACCGACACACTGATGTTCCGCTTGATCGTCTGCCGAGAACCGAGAAGCAACGAGGCGACAGTGTTCGCGTTCGTCCCGTCAGTATCAGACGAGTCGGTGACCGCTTCCATCTTGATAGCAGTCCCATTGAAATACGAAGTGGACGCACCAGACGTTGCCGACCCGACCGACACACCGCCATCAGCACGCGCCAACACGTACTGCTTTGTGGCGAAGTCCTCGATGTCGTGGGCCTGGTCGATGTTGACGGCCTGCAACCCGATGATCCCAGGCTCCCGGCCACCATCAGTTTCGATCACCATCGCCGGCGGAGTCGAACCGAACAAGGTCGCGTTGACCGCAGCGTCCAAATCGATGTTGCCCGACGTGTCGGTCGTCAACCGCCACTCACCGCCACACTTGTCGACGATCTGTTGGATAATCTTGCGACGCGCCACATAGCCGGGGATGACATCGGTGATGTTCGTCCCCGTGTTCGTCACTGTGCCTTTGGTAATCCCGTTCGTTGGCAGATACGAGTCAAGCGCCGTTGACAACGTCGTACCGGAGAACGTCACCGCAGCCGTCGGCTGCTCACACTTGTCGTCTTCGTCGCCGAGCAGGATCGCTACACCGGCGCCGCCGATCTCCAGCTCCGATGTTCTGGTGCGGGTGATTCCGACATAACAGGCAGCCGCCCGAATCGATGCCGCCGACACGTTGTTCGGGTCCAAGCGAGCCTGTGTGATGACAAGCGTTGCGTAACGCGCCGACTCATCGTTCAGGTCAAGAGCGTCGATGACGGTCTTAGGGGTCGATGGCCTGAGCCGTATCGACCAAGACCCAGCGGCCTCACCAGTACCAGACTCGGTGCGCTTCTCGGTAACGGGCATCAGCGAGACACCACCCGCATCACTTCGCCCCACACCGCCATGTACTGATACACCTGGTTCTGTGCCGTGTTCATCCCTGACGCGCCAGACCCGCCGATCTCCGATGAGATCCCGAACTGGAACGATGTCGGCGAACCACCAGACACATACATACGCCCGTTGACAAGATCGGTTGTGATCGCGTTCGAACCGGCGCCCGACAAGACGAACCTGTTGGTGTCACCGTCGTTGGACGTTGCCCGGATGCCGCCAGTCAAAGCCGTGGACGCTTCAGTCGACGTGCGCTTCACGCCCCACGACGACGCGTTGATCCCCGTCGACTCAGTGGCATTCACTTCAACAATGCGTGAACCGCGACGAATCGACAAGTCGATGAACACGGTCCCGGCGGACACGACGCGGATGGTGACCCGCTCCGGCGAGTTGCGCAGGATGTGCATCGACGTAGGTGCCGCCGTGTATGTCGTGTACGCGGAACCCGACAACGTCACGGCGAACGACTTCGTTGATGACCATGACGTGCCGTTATGCCACTGCACATCGATCTGGGCACCGGCCGACGCGTTGGCGATGACCCGGACAAGACCGTTTGAGATCCGCCAGTTGGTCAGATCACGGACGATCTGCCGACCAACCGCGTAACGAAACGAAGACCCCACCTCAACCCGGCAACCACCCGTGTACCACGACGACGCCGGCAAAAGGATCTGCGAGAACCCGGTACCCGGGAAGATCGACGGGGTTGAATCCGACGACATCCACAGGCCGCTGTTCTCGCCGGATCGGGCGACCGTGCCGGACATGTAGACGCTGGTTGTCCCGTTACGGATGAACGAGTCAATGCCAACGTCTTGCAGCCACGGCAATGGGAGCCAAGACCCGGTCGTGATGCCATGCGGGTTCGTGCGCAACGCTACGACCTGGTTGCATTCAGCGAGTGCCGACATGCCAGTGCCGTCAACCCGCTCGAGGTCGACAGAGAACGGGAAGATGAAGTTGTCGTAGTTGCGCTGCTCATGCTGCGCCCCGACACTCGCACCCGTCACCCGATAGAAACCATCCAACGACGAATCAGACGACCACGTAACCGGCACAACAGGTTCGTCAGGATTGTTGACATGGCCGAGCAACTGCTGCCGCAACACCTTCGCGTCAGCGAGCGACGACGTGTAAAGCCAGCCTTGGATCTGCACCCGGTCGCCGGAATCATCGATCGACTGCACGTTGTCGTGCGTGACATCAAGGCCGCAACGTCCGATGGTCAGGGTCATTTAAGTTGCCTGTCCTTCAGTCGGATCTGCTGGGCGATCGTCTCAATCGTCTTGCCGCCAACCTCAATGCGGTTCGTCAAGTTGACAACGATCCCGTCAGCGGCGAGCTGTTGGCGGTCCTTCAAGTTGTTCTGTTGCTCCTGGCCGGTGAGCCGCAGATCTGTGGACACTGTCGCCGGAACTGACTTCAGTTCGTTGATGTAATCAACGAGGTTCTTGCGTAGCGGCGAACCACCGTCGAGCGTGTTGGCCACTTCCGCCAACTTGTCGATCTGGATTTGTGCCACCTGCGACGCGGTGAGCGTCTGCCCGTTCGCGGCCGCTTGATCCTTGGCTTGCTGCGCTGCAGCGGCAGCCAGCTCGAGCGCCGCCTTACTGGCGTCACGTTCAGCCTTGGCCTTCTCATCGACCTTTGTGGTGGCGTCGTCAGTGGTCGAGTTGTACTCGTCAATAGCCTCAGTGAGATCGTCCTGGGCGTCAGCGAGACGGAACTGCGAATCGATCAACGACAGCGCGGCGTCAAGCTGCTCCTGCATCGCCTCGGTGGCGGTCTTCGTCGCTTGAGTCTGATCAACGATCGTTTCGGTGGTCGCCTTGTTGGCGACACCCAACGCCTCAGTGATCTTGATCCGCTCGGCTTCAACATCCGAGCCATCAGCGAAACGATCGGCAAGTTGCTTGACAGTGAAGATCAGTTTGACTTGATCCTCGTTGAGCCCAAGCGCCGCTGCCCTGTTCTTCAACATGGCGTCGGCGCCGTCACCGAGGCCCTGGGATAGTCGGTCAAACGCCGGGATTGATTCGCCCTTGATGACCTTCGCTACATCCGACGCCGAGATGCCGAGCCCCTGTAGCCCCTTCGTCACCTTCTTGTCGATGAGTTCCTTGGCGATGAGGGCGTTGACTGAATCCTTGGCGCCTTCCGTCTCGTCCTTGAGCGCATCGGCGAACGCCTGCGTCTGCCGGCGGGCTTCCTCCTTGGCCTTGGCCATGTCGCCCATCACCTTGTTCAAGACCATGAACGCGCCAGTAGCCAACCCAAGCCCAGCCGCGGACTTCAGGAAGTTCTTGAATGAGATATCGCCCTCGGTCGCGTACTCGGCGAACTGGCCGACGGCGACATTCAACGCACCAAACGCACCAGACACACCGGGCAGATCCTGCGCAGCGTTGCCAGCAAAGTTGGCGACGACGGACGTGGACTTGTCCATCTCCTTGTTCGCCTTGCGCGCCGAGCCCTCGAGGTTCTCGAACTCGGGACGGAGATGATTCCCGATCCCCTCGCCCGCCTGCTGTAGCCGCTTGATCCCGCCCGCCAGTTCGTCGGCATCCTTGGTGATCTGATCGAACGTCAGGCCGGCACGGGCCATATCCATGACCATCTCGTCAATGCCGTTCTGGCCGAGCTGCGCCCGCAACTCAGGGCCAAGGGCTTTGCCGAGGGCGTCGCCGGCGCGAGCGACATCTTTCAGCCGCTGCTCGACCTTGTCGGCAGCGTCACGCATCGCCTGCGCCAGCGCCTTGGCGTTGTCCTCGCCGTCTTGCAGTTCGTTGTTGACATCATCGAGCGACGACTTCGCCGCACGCTGTAGATCTTTGAGACCCTGAATGCCTTTGTCGGGGTCAACACCGACCTTGTAGGAGAACTCCTTAGCCACGGCCGAACTCCTTGGTGAACCCTTGCTCAATGCCGGACTCAACGGCCGAGTCGACCTGCGACGCAACAGCGTTCAGCCCGGCATCCCACACGCCAGTAGGCGCCATGCCCGGATGGCGCACCGACCCACTACGGCCGAAAGCCCCACGGATGTCGTGGACCTTCGCCCCCTGGTCGACCATCGCCCAATGACCCGCCGAACGCGCAGCACGACCGACCGTCGAGTACGCGTACTTGTCGACAATCTTGATATCGGCTTTGCCGCGGGTCTTGCCGAAACGGTCACGGCCGATGGCCTTGATCTCGCGAAGCAGGGACAGGCGCAGGAGCTTCGCCCCTTCGCGTGTCCCCACCTTGATGCCTTTACGCATCCCGTCTTGCAGGTTCTCCAGCTCACTGGTGATCCCCTGCAACGGGAGGTTGGCGGGCATCAGCTCGTCAGTCGGGCGTACTTCCCAGCATTCATGAACCCGATGCTGGCCGTCGCCGCGTCACCGGCAGCCACGCCCAACGGCGGGTATGAAGCGACGTAGAGGCCGACGACATACGAGGGGTTAGTAGCGCCACGCGCCGAGCTCGTCGGCTTGAAATCGAAGTAGAACAACGTCCCAGCCAACAGGCCGGCACCGAACGTCGCATCGACGTTCGACGCTGCGAAGTCGTTGAAGAACTCGATCGACACATCGGCCGAGATCAGACCGGGCTTGTTGTTCACAAACCCGCCGGAACCCATCGACGTGAAGTCGACGTTGGCGGTAGACATGTTGAACGTGACGGACTTGATGTGGTCCGACCAGTCGGTCGTGGAAGTGATCGTGCCCGACACCGTCGGGTTGCCGCTGCCGGGAGCGGTGCCGGTCCATGCGGTACCACTCAGGGTCGTGCCGCTCGTCATAACGAATGTACTCATCGTAAGATGCTCCTATTGCTATACTGTCGCCATGCAGCAGACGTGTGAAATGTGCGGGGACCCGTTCAACGTGCGGCCAGCGAAAGTGGCAGCGGGGAAGGGGAGGTTCTGCTCCCGGCCTTGTGCCGACAGGGGGAGACTCGGGGGGTGGAAGGAAGGAGTGCGTTATCGCCAAACCAGGGCGCCAGGACACCCGATCGCTCCCCCGTCCGGGGTGCTCGCCACGGCACGGGTGATCCTCTACGACGCGATCGGGGCGGGTCCTCACCAGTGTCATTGGTGTGAGAAGCAGATCGACTGGCTGCCTGGGTTAGGTCTCAAGTCCGCCAACTCCATCGTTGTGGACCATCTCGATCACGACCCCACAAACGATGTGGTTGAGAACCTTGTCCCATCCTGCAACGCGTGCAACGCCCACAGGCGGGCGAGCGGCAAGTCACCAATCATCCAGGAGGGTGAGCTGTATCTAGTGATGCTTGATGGGTCAAGGGCTAGGGCGGAGGATGTCCCATGTGAGCACTGTGGGAAGCAGTTCCTGGCCAAACTGGTGGAGCGGGCAAAAGGCAAAGGCAGGTTCTGCTCGATGTCTTGTGCCCGAAAGCACGCCTGGGCGAACCGCTAGAGAACCCCCACGAACGCCACAAATGTCACACTGCCGCTTCCGGTGACGGTCCAGGTGATTCGGTGGTGGGTTTCGGTGGAGAAGTTGCCAGCGACCGACGCGAACTGTGATGTGGTGCCGGTGACCGTGGTCAACGTGATCCGATCAGTGGCCGACGTGAAACCGGAGTTGTCATCGGACTGGACCTTGAACACCACGTTTGTCAGGCCGCTATAGGCAGTCACATGGAGAGCCACATAGAGCGACTGTGCCGCCGTTGGGCCTGTGAGCGTGAGGGCCGTCCCGGTGCCTGTAGTGGTCCGTGCGGCCTTCGGATGCGCAACCTGTCCACGGACGAACACCGTGTCGAACACGCCACCCAACGGGCCTTTGACGGGGTCGCCGACAGCGGCCGACATTGGCGCATAGTTCGTGGCGATCCCACGCGAGAACCACGCTGGATCACCAGCGGTCTCGGTGCCCGTCGTGTTCGGTGCGACACTCACCGCGTACTGGCTACCGATCGCAGCCAACCCAAGCTCGTCGTCCCACACGTCGGCGGCGAAGTCCTGCCACTTGTCGACCATCCACTCGCCCGACTTCAAGCCAGGCTTATTGGACAAGAAACCACCATCAGCCATCGACGGGAACGGAACCGGGTTCACGTTCAACGTGCCGAACGAAATCGACTCAGCGTCAGACGCGTCCAGATGGGCGATGTACGCCCGATGATTCACAGCAACGTAGGTCCCCACGTCAGCTCCTATCTCGAGTCAACTGCACATGGATACGAATCGTCGCCGTCAAATACCGCGGCTGACCGGGCTCCTCCGGCGTGAAGCCATAGGCGCTCATGCCCGAGCACTTCGCCGACATGCGCGCAGTCGACCCGGCAACCCCCTCATCGGCGGTAGTGCCAAGTGTCGGATGATTGAAGATCGCCTGCGGGATCGACGTGGGACCGGCCGGCGAGATCGCCTCATGCAGTTGCTTCAACTGGGCACGGTCAGCGGTCGATGAACACAGCACCTGTGCGTAGAACTGAATGGTGACAACACCACGGCTCATCGACTGGTAGTAGGTATCGCCGTCGCCTATCTCGGCGGCGGGGTACACCTGAACGAACGGGCCTTTGCCGACGTTGACCGTGTCGCTCAACATCCCGCTACGTAGCCCGGTCGCGTTGGTGATCGTGTCACAAATAGCGACGATCACTTCATCGATCGTTGCCATGTCGGTCATGCGATACCGATCGTGCGCTCAACCCGGTTGAACGGCGCCATGAGCGACTGCACTTGTGCCATCAGGTCACGACCGATGCGCAACCCGCCGAACTCGACAGTGCCGGTCTGAATGCCGAACGCCACGTCCTTGCGCTTCCACAGGTCGACAGCGAGGATCTTGGACGCCTCATGCACCGACTGTGGGACAGCGGCCCAACCCCAACGAGCGGTCACCTCGAGCGTGCGGCGCCGACGCGTGTATGTCGGAAACACACGGCTGATGCCAAGGATCATGTCGTACGGCGCGGACATCATGTGTGTCATGTCGCCGCCGAACGGCACCAACTCATACTCCGACGCCGACCATGTCGTCTCGAACACGCCGTCGTCGTCGTCGTCGGTCTTGATGATGAGACCGGTTGTCGTGTGGAACGGGTCGACATTGGCGTACCAATACGACGACGGTGGGAACGTGCGGGTCGACGCGCTACCCGCGTCGTACCAGAACTGCCCGTATGCCAGCTCCAGAGCGTTCTTCGCCGACGTGATCGCCGCTTCCAACGTCACGTCATCTTCGAAGTCGGAGATGCCAAGCCGCTCACCGATGTCTTTCGTGGAGCAATAGCAGTTGACGAGGGTCATGCACTCACCCCTTACAGGACTTCGGCGATAACGACGCCACGCGGCGTCTTAAACTTGATGGGCCGCAACAACCGCTTGCCGGCAAGATCGGAAAGCGCCGCCCGAAAGCCTGGGCCGAACTGCGGCCCGGTGTCGTGAAACCCGACGATCGTTCCCCGCTCCATGTGGTCGCGGTAGGCGAGAAACTCGGGACATCGCAACCCCAGCAGGGAGTCGAACCAGGCGAACCCAATCAGGTCCGCCGGCACGAAATCGAGCGACGACATTAGGTGCACGTTGACCGGAAGCCCGGCGCAGCGGGTGATCGCCTCGTCTGCTCGAACCGGGTCGATCTCGATGGTGTCGAGCGTGCCGTGCCCGTTGCGTTGCAACGCTGTCCCGATCCCATAGGCCATACGGCCAACATGGGTGCCGGTCTCAACCACGTACTCAGGTTGGATCACACGAACGAGCGCCGACACAAGTTCGACAACCTCGTTCTCTGCCGCCTGCTCGTCCTCAGCGGTCCACCACTCAGGATGTACACACTCTGGATGTGGGCGGGTGAACGTCGACTCGGGGACCGTCATACGAACACCCGACGGTTCGACTCTTGTAGGTCGTAGGTGTGCTCATCGAGGAACACGCCACCCTTGTCGTGGGTCGTCTTGATCGACGTGTCAACGAACAACGGGAAGTCACAAGCGGCGACACGAACACAGAACGACAGATCCTCACCGAACGTCGTCGACCCCTTCGGATGCGTGACCGGCGTGAACCATGTGTCGCCATACTTCCCGCGGATCGCCTCCACTACGGAACGGTGTACGAGGGTGCATGCCGCACCAGTGGCGCCACACTCAACCAACGCGTCCCGCTCATAGTCGGAACGTGCGACCCACCCGACAGCGTCATTAGTCTCACGGAAGTCGTAGACGGTCGGGCACATCCGATAGCGACGGGCGTAGGTGAGCGCCGCAACATCATCGGTTGAGTCGTCAGACTTGAGGGCGAAGCAGAGCGCCCCGACTACCGGCCGTTCCGCCGGGTCGGCAGAAGCGATCAGCCGCTCGAGGGTGTCCATCGGGAAGCCCATGTCGGCGTCGACCATGAACAGCCATTCGGCGTCAGACTCATCGAGGAACGCCTTGGCCAGCACGTTGCGGCCGGCGACGATCCCGTTTGATCCACACTCCTTGGACATCTCGCCTTTGGGGTGCATCATCCGACCCTCGGTCATGGCGTCGAACATGATGAGGCGATGTTTCGATTGGGCGAAACAGTGCGCCTGTTGACCGGGATGAATGAACACCAGGGATACGCGCCCCGGTGTCATCGGTTGCGCAGCTCGCCCGGGCGGGCAGTGGCACGCTCGACACCATCGGGTGCGAACGCCCACTTGTGTTCACGCACGACAAGATCACTGGTGTCGTACTCGTCGTGCATGTTGAGGGTGACAACGATCCCGGTCGACAACGTGACGACACAGGGCTTGGAGACGCGAACGGTCGCCATGGCAGGTTCCTTCCATCGGCAGGTAGTGGCAGGTTGTGGCGTCGTCGGCCCTGCCGAACCGACGACGCCACGTCTTGCAGACTCGGTCAGGCCGAGGTCTTGTCCTGGAGGAGGCGGAACGCGGTGTCCACGATGGAATCACCGCCGGTGCGCCAGTAGGCGTACCAAGCGCGCCGGCCGTCAGGCAGGTTGTTGGAGGTGTTGAACAGGTGCGGGATGTACTCGACAGCGAAGCTGCCGGGCTTATCCACGATCACGTACTGGCTGAAATCGCCGAACACGATCTCGTTGTCTCGCACCGTGGTGGTCGCCGTCGACGGGGCGTCGTCGGACTCGATGACCGGCTTGCGGTACAGCGCGTCCGTGGTGCCCTCAGCGAGGTTGGTGGTGTACTTGTTGGACAGGGCGGTGCCAAGGTTCTGCACGGCCTGCGCCCACAGCGGGTGCATGAGCCACTTGGCGTTCTTGCGCCAGCGGACGGGCAGCGTACGGTAGACCTCATCGAGGTCTTCCTTGTTGATCGCGGCGGCGGTGTCCGACACGATCTCGACGTTGGTGTTCGCGTCGAGAGCGGTGAAGATGCCCCACGGCTGATCCGAGCCGGTGCCGGTCATGTGGGCGGCGCCCTCGAGCCGGTCGCGAGCGTCGCCGAACATCATGAGCAGTTCACCGGCGAGACCGGGGATGTCCTCGGCCGCTTCGATGGACGCCTGGATGAGCGCCTGCGCCTTGTGGATCGACACCGACGGCTGCGAGAACGTCGGGGAATCGTCGGACACCTCAGCGAGCTGAGCGTCGAACGAAGCCGAGACGCCGTCAGAGCTGATGCCCTGCCACGACGTGTCACCAGGGCGGGTCACAGTGACGATACGAGCCAGCGAACGCATGACGTTCGACGAACCCGAGTTCGACAAGATGACCGTCGGATCAAGGTGGGTCGGGACAAGGAAGTTGCCGTTGGCGTTGGTGACCGTGGAGAGGGCGGTGCGCTCCTCGGCGGTGAGGTCATAGGCGCGGCCGGTGATGACCTTCGACCAGGCCGACTCGTACGACTCGGTGGCCCGGGCCAGGATGCCACGTGCCCAATCCCGGTCGCTGCGGTGCTTGAGCACCAGCGAACGGACGTGAGCCATGTTCTCCGGGGCGTCGACACGGTGCTCGAGGCTCCGGGTCACAGCGTCGGCGAGCTGCATCGGGGTGGCGGAACGATTCTCCAACACCTCATCGGGGCTCGACACGGGGCCGGCGAAGGTGACCGACTTGATCTTTGCGACCTCAGCGGTGCGCTTCTCGATCTCCTCGAGCTCGGCGATACGGGCGCGAGCCTCGGCGATCTTGGTGTCAGCCTCGTCAACCTTGACCTTGGCGGCAGCGAACTTGGCGTCCTCTTCCACGGTCAGGGCGGAACGGGACTCGGTCTCGGCCAGGGCGGTCACGGACTCCATCTCAGCGATGGCATTGCTACGTTCGGCGACAAGCTCAGCGAGCTTGGTCCGCATGATCTCCAGATACTTCATTGGTGGGCGCTCCTTAGCGCTAGAAGGGATGTGCGAGCGGACGCCACAAGGCGCCCTTGCTGCCCCACCAGGTGGTCCAATGCCGGCGTGGTGGTTTCCGTATCGGCGGGTGAGCCACTGCTCGGCGCGCCGATTCGATGGGCCGACCGGCGCTCGCGTTGCCGGTCGAGATAGTGATCCGTCAGGCACCGCACCTTGGCGGTGGCGTCAGGGAAAGCGGGAAACACGACAGGCCCGAACTCGTAGAGTTGGACTTCGCGGATCGTCCGCTCGGGGATGGCGTCAGGGTTGAACTCCGATGCCTTCGGTTCATGCACCCACTCTTCGCGGGTCACGCGGAAACGGTACGAGGCACCCAACTGTGAGCCGAGGTTACGGCCGTCGATCGTGCGGCCCTGCAACAGCGGCAGTACGCGGCTGCGCACGGGCTCAGTGTCGAGTAGTGCGCCCTCGTAGTAGGGGCCGAAGTCCTCTTCACGGAGAACCTCGATCACCGCAACGGGACCGTCACCGACGTATGGGTCGTGGCCGTGGTCGTACTGGACGACCATACGAGCGATGTCATCCTTGATCGTCTTCTTAAACGCGCCGGGCACCGTGCGCTCCATGAACGTGCCCTCGAACCACGAGTCGATACGCGACCACGTGTCGAACGGGGTGAAATGCCCGTAGAGGGTGGAGCCGCTGTCATCGGCCGAACGGGACTCGACGGCGGCGAAGTCGTAGCCGTTGAGCATGCCGCGATACAGGTTGTCTTTAGGTGCGTCAGGCACTCGGCCCTCCAAAGGGTCCGGGGATGTCAAGTTCGCCGCCAGCGTCGTTGATCATCTGGCGAGCTTCGTCCGGGGTCATCACGCCATTCACGACGGGTAGGTAAACCTTCTGGGCGACCTCAGCGACCGAGAGAGACCGAGATGAACTCCCCTCGCCAGGGAGGCCAGGCAGGTTGTACTCGTCCCCACTGAACGGCGGCTCGTCCTCTAGCGCACGGGCCTCGTTGATGGTCATCGTCTTGTTCCGCAAACGGCGGTCAACGATCTGTGAACGCGTCTCGGCGTCGGCACGTAGGAACGCGTTGCGGTTGAACTTGACGAACTGTTGTGCGCCAATCAGCCCAGTCAGCTTCCGCTCGACACGGACCATGTAGCCGTCGACTGACCACTTCAAGAATCCGAGATCAGCCTGCGACACGTTCGCATAGGTGACCGACTGCCCCGACGTAGCGGCATAGACCATCGCCGGCGGCACGCGGAAGAACCGGCACGCCTCCTCGATAGCGAACTTCATCACGTCAAGGAACTGGGTTTGTTCCATGTCGATCGACAGGGACTCCCACTCGAGCCCCGTGCCGGTCACGATCGGTTCACGCGAACCAGACGTGACGCGCCTCAACACGGCCTTGACTTGTTCGGCCTGGCCTGCATCAAGTTGCGTGTCCGACTTCCACCGGCCGACCGGCACGCCACCGTCACCGAACGTCCGAGTCGAATACTCACGGGCAGCCAACGCCGCCCCAATCGTTGCCTGCGCCTTGTCGAGCACGTTCTCGCCGAACACAGACCCGGCGCGAGTCATCTTCCCCGGCACATGGAACAGATCCCCGAACGGGAACAGTCGATGGATATCCCCATTGACCTTGGCCTGCGGGACACCATCCACAACCTTGCGCTCAGTCACCGTCGACGGTGCAACGATCTCGACACGCGTCGGACGCCCCATGGCATCAGCCGCGTACACGATCCCGAAAGCATTTCCGTCGGTACACATCGACTCGATGAGTTGGTACAGCCACACGTCCTGGTCGATCACCGCCGACGGCGCTGCGATCAACGTCGGAGTCGGCGTCACCTCTTGCCGGGACTTACCGACATAACGGACAACGTCCACCGGGGTCGTCGAGATGGCGGTCGCCAACACGTCAACACACGACCAGCACGCAGCCATCGTCAACGCCCGATCAGGCCCCACATACATCGGTGAATAGACACCACCGACATCAGCCCACAACTGCGCATAACGAGACAGATCAATCGTTGACCGCTGCTCTGTTTCTGTTACACGTTCAGGTTCGGCCTCGGGCCGACGACGAAACAAACCCATCGGCACCACCTTTCCGAACAACTAGAACGCGAACACGGGACGGCTGGCGTCATCTGGCTTCACCGAACCAAGCGCCCAGCGCGCCAGTGTCACGGCCTCAAGAGGTGACACATCAGCCGTGGAGGTCTTACGACCCCACACCCAAGCGTCACCAATGTCCTTACGCTTCGCACCGGCCACCGCCACATCCAGCGGGCGCTGGCCACGATGACGGAGCCGCCCATCGCGTGCAGCGATCAGGAGACCCCCACAGGCGTTCGTAGCGTCCGACGTCTTCGCCAAACGGACCGTCACACCGGCCTGCTCCAACATCGCCACCACCGCGCCGGCCGGGCCAGACGATGGGGCAACCAACTCAAACCCGTCATAACGGGCTGCCATCTCCGTCACCTTCGCGATCAACCAGCCCGTGCCGTCTTCGTGGTAGGCGACCTCAACATGTTCGAGGCCGTCAGCACGAACGCCGGCCACACCGATCGCAGCCGAGTTGCCATTCGGCGACACCGACAACGCGAACGCCACACGACCCTCAGGCTGAGATTCAGGGTCAGCCAACCGACCCCACACCTGCGCCAACTCGTCGCCAGACTCCTCGATCAGATCCGGCGAGATCGACAGACGCTCACGGGCGAACATCTCATCGGACATCTGCTGACGTTCCGAACCGATCGCCTCAGCCGTGATCCGAATACCGAGCGCCGGGTTCGCCTGAGCCCACGCCGCCGGATCATCAAGCGACGAATCAGGGTCAGCGGAGAACTCGAAGAACGCCATCCGCTCCCCCGGCTTCTCGCGCCCCGCCTTACGGGTGCGATGCCAGACAATCGAATGTGGACCAGGCGCCGACCCGAGCTTCCACGTCTGCGGATTCGGACGGGCCGACAACACCGGGATGAGCGCGCCCATCGCATCGTCGTCGAGATCCTGCGCCTCATCGAACACCAACAAGTCACCCGTCAGACCACGACCCGACGTGCGGGACCGGGCGATGAACGAGATCCGGGCACCGTTAGCGAACTGCATCCGATACCCAGCCGCAGGCGACGCCACCTTACGAACAAGCAGCTCAGACAACGGGCCAGCCATGATGTGCGCCTCGAGCCGTTCGAACGACTCCTGCGTCGTGCGGAACAGATGCGCCGTGTGGATCTGCCACTCGCCCAACACGCCCAGGCCGTACAACTCACGCGCCTCGATCGTGCCGTTCTTGCCGTTCTGCCTGGACGCGATCACGTCCGCCTCGGACGCCGCCCACAACCCGTCCGCAGCCTCACCCAAACCGACATGCAGGATGTCCTGCTGCCAATCGTCAAGCACTAGGCCATGCGCCGCGGCGAACACCACAGCGTCAGGACCGGCGCTAGAGACCGCTAGCGGCCTGTTTGCGACCCTTGGCCGCTGACTGCCGGCCAGCACGCTGCTTGGCGAGCTCATCGATCAACGACCCTTCCTTCGGGGCGAGCCGGCGAATCTCATCGATCTCCCGAACGACCATCCGCAACTCGCGCACCACGGCAGCCAGCTCGTTCGGCGCCGGATGCGCATCACGGGCAGCACGCAAAGCGGCGGCGGAATCCTCAAGATCCTTGAGACGATCGCTCACCTGGGGTTTCGCCACCGGAATCACCACCCGCAGTGGTCAAAATCGACCGAGAGTAAAACTTTGAGGG